GAGCCCGTGCCCGCCCCCTCCGGTGCCCTCCCGCTCGACGTGGTGGTGGACGCCGAGATCGTGGAGGAGAGCGTGGCCGCCACGTCCACCGACCTCGAGGACCTGGCGGCACTGATGGCCGAACGGCACATCGGCAAGGCGACCGTCCGCCGGGTCCACAACGAACACGCGGCGCGGCTTGGTGTGCCGGCGGCCGCCAAGTTCGACGGCATCGCCCCCGGCCCAGCGCTCGACGCGACGTACGCGGAGCTCGACGGTCCCGACGATCCGCCCCCAGCCTCCAGCGTCGTGCCTGACGCTGGTGACGGCGAGCCCCCCGACGGTGCCTCCCCGCCGTCGGGGGGCGACCCGGCCACCGCCGAGCAGACCGCAGTGGCGGCCCGAGCCCGCATGGCGACGATGGCGCAGGACGGCGCACCGTTGGCCGGGAAGTCCCGAGCCGCGATCGACGCCATCCGCCATCTGCTGTGCGCGCTGGCGTCGGATGGCCGTGCCACCTCGTCGGCTGTGCTGACGAAGGAAGAAGGGTTGGCCGTGCATCGGCTGCTCGACCAGATCGACAGCGGTGTCGTGGAGCCTCATCTGTCCGGCGATGGGGCATGGAAGCTGCGCACCGTCAGGAACGCGGCATGATCCCCGACGAGACGGCGAAAGTGTGGAAGCGGGAGTTCTGGACGGCCCGGACCCGTGAAGTGCTGTGGCGGGAAGCCGCGCTCGTCCCGTCGGCGCTAGTCGCCGCCGTCGCCGCAGGTGAGGACGTGTCGGGCGCCAGGTGGCAGCGGGTCGCCGCCGACGCTGGACGCGACCTTGCCGTCGCACAGAAGTACGAGGCCGACCATCCCCACAGCCGCGAGCTGTGCCACACGGAGATGGTGTGCGACTGGTGCGGTCGCCCGAACCCGGTGTGGTCGATCGACAACGAGGGGTGGGCGGCGGCCGGGCTGGTCCACGGCGGGCATCCGTCGGGCGAACGGTCGTATGTGCTGTGCCCGTCGTGTTGGGCGTGCGCGTGGGCGGAGCGCCATCCGGGCGCACTGCTCAACCTCGAGGTGACGCCATGAGGGCGTTGACGGTTCGTCAGCCGTGGGCATCGCTCATCGCTTGCGGCGAGAAGACGATCGAAACACGGTCGTGGAAGACCTCGTACCGGGGCAGCCTGCTGATCCACGCCGGGAAGGCCAGCCCGGACCTTTCGTGGGAGGGCGCAGGCTGGGCGCTCGCCCAGAAGCATCTGGACCACGAGCGGGTGAGCCTCGCCTACCGCCACGCCTACGACGTAGACGGCCTCGTCCTGCCGTTGGGTGCGGTGGTGGCCGTGGCCAGCCTCGCTGACGTGGTGCCCATCGTGGACCTAGACAGCGGCGAAGAGTCTCCGCCCGCCGACGGCTCGTGGGCGTGGAGCGTCGAGGGTCAGCGCCAGCTCGGCGACTTCGGGGATCGTCGCTGGGCGTGGCTGCTCCGAGACGTGCGTCTCATCGACCCTGTTCCCGCTAAGGGTCGGCAGGGACTGTGGACACCGGACGGGGCGCTCCTGTCAGCGGTCGGCGCCGCCTACGACGTGGCAGGAGAAACGCCGTGACGAGCCCGATGCGGACGGTGCACGGGTCGATCGAGGGCACAGTCGAGGCGATCAACGTGCACCAACGGACCCACTACTTCAGCCTCTATGACTCCCTCACGACAACCAGGGTGCGGTGCAACTTCGGCGCTGCGATCTCCCTCGACCTCGTGAAGGGAGCTCTCCGCCGTCGAGCGGTGGTCTACGGCCTCGTCGGGTACCGACCGAGCGGGCGGGCCCACGACATCGCGGTCGAGGCGATCGACATCGCGGTCGAGGCGATCGACATCCTCCCCGAGGACGCCGACCTCCCTACCGCCGCCCAGGTCCGAGGCATCATCCCAAAGCGGCCGGTGACGCCGTGAGGTCTCGCCGTCAGCGCAACCACGAACCGGAATGGCATCCCGGACCGACCCGCAGGGTGGGCTGGTATGGCGTCGAGATGCAGGTGGAGCCGCATCGCAAGGGCTGGTATTGGGAGGCGTCGTACACCTTCGGCGGCCGGGGCTCAATCGTCGGCTACTCCGCCGGCGGCACTGACCGCCATCCTCTCCCTTACACCGTGGCGGGTACGTGCAGGGCAGAGGGCGAGGCGTGGGAGCACGCCCGCGAGGCGGCCGACTACATGCGCCAGCGGATCGTCGCTCTCAGCGACCACCAGAACCGCACCACGAAGGTGAGGGCGCTGTGAGCTTGCCTCTGTCGCTGCTCACGGACGACGACCTGGTGGCTCTGGCGGGCATCGCCGAGCGTGACATCTCAGACCTGGCCAACGAGGTGGTCATCCTTCGCACGGCGGTCCGTCTCGCCGCTGTCGGGATGCGCCGCACGAAGAAGGGCCATGGACATTGGTACCTCGGCCTCCCCGAGTCCCGCACCACTCTCGACCGTCCGGTCGAGGACGTGTACCCGGCGCTCCACTCCTACCTGCTGGCGCTCGACGCCAACGACACCGAGGTGGCGCCGTGAGCTTGCCGCTGTCGGTGCCGCTGTTCGTCGGCTGCATCGAGTCCGAGGCCAACATGCTCGTGTTCGGGCCGTTCTTCGATCCGGTGCTCGCTGAGCAGGAGGCCGGCGGCGGCGGCGGCAAGCGGTGTCCGAACGCCCATCTGATCGGCCGCACAGTCGGCCCGCACACCGCCGTTCGTGCTCCTTCTCCTTGGATTCTGAAGGCTGCGCTCGACGGTGAGCACGGCGCCGCCGTCATCGTCTGGCATCTGGAGCGCAGCAAGCAGACGCCCGAGTACCGGCTTGTCCACGCCACCGACCCGAAGGAGACGCCATGAGCAGGGACCCTTCCACGTTTGCCAGCAGCGACCCCGCCGTCATCGAATGGTGGGAGCAGAGCCTCATCGCTCGCAAGGAGTACCGCGCCAAGGTCGACGCCTTCGCCGCCGAGTACGGCATGGGCCGTGAGGCCGTCGTGCTGGCGGGCTGGTCGATCGGGGTCGCTGGTCTCGAGGTGCTCCCCTCCGACCGGGAGGACGGCCCGCCCGAAGGGTGGCGCATCGTGGACGGCGGGCACGCCTCGTGGATTCAGCCCTACCGGCGCTCGAAGGCGCAGAAGGCGATCCACGAGGCCATGCCCAGCATGGCCGAGCCCCGAGAGTCGATGCCCGGCTACGAGCACGAGATTTTCCCCGGTGGCCTGCCCGGCTTCTTCGTCGACGGCGGCACGGCCTACGCCAGCACGGATGCCCCTGAGCGGTTCGACCTTGATGTGTGGGCCTCGATCCCGTTGTCCGAGTTCTACGCCGCTCGCGAGGCCAACGACGCCACAAACGCCACCGACGCCGAGGGGACGCCATGAGCGACGAGCCCGGCCGCCGCTGCCCGCACTGCGAGACGGTCAAGGCAACCGACGCGTTCCCCTCCAACACCCCTCAAGGCGTCTGGTGTCTCATGTGCCACCGGCTTCGAGCGAGGGAACGGCGGGCGGCGAACCCGACAGGAGGAGCCGCCGACCAACGGAAGCGGCGCAACGACCCGCAGAAACGCGCTCAGGACCGGGCTGCCATGAAGGCTCACAGCAAGGCCATGAGCGCCCTGGCCGCCCGCCACGTGGACGAGTACCTGACGCTGCTGGACGCTGCGAGAGCGGACGTGGGTCTACCCCCGGCCAACCCTCGCCAGGTGCGATCACGGCTGGGGCGTGCCAGCCGCTCGCTGATGCCAGACGAGGAGACGCTATGAGCGACGAGCTGCTGGTGTTGGCCGCCGTGGTCCTGCTGGGCGGGGTGGCGTTGGCGGTCACCGTTCTCACCCTGGCCGCCGTCGTCGTCGGAACGGTCGGCTGATGGTCGCCACCGTTCTCGCCCTCGACCTGTCCCTGACCGCCACCGGTGTCGCCGACATCGACGGCACCACCCGCACCCTCGCCAGCAAGGAGAAGGGCCCCGCACGACTCCACGACCTCCGCACACAGGTCGACCGGCTCCTCCTCGACGGCGGCGGCCACTTCTGGCGGGTCGGCCTCGTCGCCATCGAAGGTTACGCGTACGGACGGGCCAACCAGGCCCACCAGCTCGGCGAGCTCGGCGGCGTCATCCGCCACCTGATGTGGATATACGCCATGCCCGTCGTGGAGGTCTCGCCCGGCCAGGTGAAGCGCTACGCCTGCGGAAAAGGCAACGCCAAGAAGAACGAGGTGCTCGCCGCGGCGATTCGCCGCCTCGGCTACGAGGGGGCGGACGACAACCAGGCGGACGCCCTGTGGCTCCGGGCCCTGGTGCTCGACGCCCTCGGCGAGCCGGTGGTGACGGTGCCGGCCGCTCACCGTGAGGCGCTGGCCAAGGTGCAGATCCCCGAGGCGCTGCTCCCCGGTGCCTCGTGACGGCGACGGGGCGGGCGGTGGCTGCGCTGCTCGGAGACGACGGCACCTGCCCGCCCGCCGACCCGCCCGACGGCCGATGGGTCTACACCGTGTGGGTCCCCGACGGCTTGGCGTGGTGGGCGATGCACGACTGGCACCGCTCCAGCCCCCGCAGCGTTCCCACATGACCCGCCTCTGGCGTCTGTGGGCCGCGTGGGTCCACGGCCCCGACCATCACACCGTCGCCGCCCACCGTCGACGCCAAGCCGCCATCGCAAGGAGCACCCGCCGATGACCCCGCAGACCCCCAACCCACCCGTCCTGCTGTCCGATGAGGCCCTGCACTCGTGGGCCGAGGACGACGACGGCTACGTCGATGACACGACGCGCATGGCAGCCGAACTGCTGAAGGCACGTGAGGTGCTGACCTTGCTCGAAGCGGGCGTCCTCAGCGTCCCCTCTGTGCCCGGCCTCGCCCGCACCATCTGGTGCCCCCAGAGGGGCTGGCAGATGCTCGCCGCCATCCGGCCCGATCTGGCCGCCTACCTCGACGCACTGGAAGCGCTCCCCAAGGAGGACTCGTGACGGGCGCCCCTGTCCTGCTGTCCAACGAGGACCTGCGGTGGTGGATTGGCGACGGCTACCACCCCGACGCCATCGACCCCGCCGACGAGCTGCTGCTGGCACGTGAGGTGATCCGGGCGCTGATCGCCGGGTCGTACAGCGACGACGCCGCCCGTGCCGAGCGCCGGGACTACCTGCTGCTCCGGGCGCTCGGCCCGTCCCTGTGGGGCAACGCCGGCGGCGACTACGGGTCGCTGGCCGTCGCCCGGCCCGACCTGGCCCGGTACCTGGCGGCACTGGAAGCACTCCCTCAGGAGGACAGCCGTTGAGCGCCGAGCCCGATTGGGTCACGCCCGAGGGGCGGCTGCGGTGGTTCAGCGAGCACGACGACCTCAACGCCGAACGTGACGCCGCCCGTGCTGAGCGTGACGTGGCACGTGCCGACCTGGCCGACCTGCGCGCACGGGTCGCCGCCCTAGCCGACGAACTGGCCGAGGACATCGACGCCTCGAACCACCAGTGGGACAAGGGCTGGGACGCCGCAGGCCGGGCGTACTCCAGGGTCCTGCGAGCCCTTCTCGCCTGTCCCACGTGCGGCGGCACGGCGTGGGTCGACTGGACCGACGACCACCCCGGCGGCATCTGCCCCGACTGCACCAAGGAGACCCCGTGACCATCCACGAAGAAGCCGAAGCCGCCATCCGAGTGATGGAGACGTGGTTTTCCGTGTCCGACCAGACCCGCACCGTCGTCGCGTGGTGGCGGGAGCACATGCAGCCCGCCGTTCCCAACATCCCTGACGGGTGCGAGCTGGTGGAGGTAGACGGGGTGCCCGTGTTCCGGGCGCCCGCCGACGACGACTACGGGTGGTTGGACCTCTTCGGCCGCGTCATGCTGCTGCCCGTGCTGCGCCTGCGCTACGGGCCTACGCGCTCAACCGACACGTTCGCTGGCAAGCGGTACATCGTCCGCCAGGTCACGCCGCCCGCCCCGACGGACGTGGACCGTCTCGCACGACTGCTGGCCGTCGAACAGGGGATGCCGTGGGAGCGCCAATCCACCGCCACCAAGGCGTACTACGTGGGGAAGGCGCGGCGGCTGTACGACCGCGGGGTCCGCTACCCCGAGCAGACGCCATGAGCGACGAGATGTCCGACAACGCCGCCAACGTGCTGGCTTGCCATTTCGCCGCCCACGATGACACGTACGTCCACCCTGAGCACGAGGTGGCAGGCGATGCAGCCATCGCCGCTCTCACTGCGGCCGGGCTGGCAGTCGTGCCACGTCCCGTGGACGAGCCCAAGTGACTGCCCCCGTGTACGGCGACGACCTCGGCGTCGACACCCTCACCCCCGACTGCGGCCTACGCGGCCACTGGAACACCGAACCGGCCGACCGGCCACCACCGCCACCGGCCCTGCTCGTCGACGCTGCCCCCGTCGCCGCCCACGCCCACCGCCTCGTCGACTCCGGATGGCAGCAGCAACAGATCGCCGCCGCCGCCAGCTGCTCACCCTCCACCATCCGCGACCTCCTCGGCCGCACCAGCCAAGCCCCCCTCGCCCGCATCAGCCGTCCGTTCGCCGCGGCGATCGTCGCCCTCGACCCCCACGAGACGCCCGTGACCCCCACCGGCTGGCAAGCCGACGCCGCCTGCAAGGACATGCCCGACGACTGGCAGCCCGACGCCCCCGACCAGGCCCGCCGCCGTGCGTGGGTCGGCCAGTTCTTTCCCGGTCAGGGCGAGTCGACGGCCCCCGCCCGGCTCATCTGCGCCGCCTGCCCTGTCCGTGTCGCCTGCGCCGCCCACGCCCGCCGCATCGAACATGCCGGCGTCTGGGGCGGCGAGTCCGAACGTCAGCGCCGCCGGACGAGCCGGACGTGACCGCCGCCGCCGACCTCGCCACCGTCGTGGCCCTAGCCCTCCTCGTCGACGACCGCACGGCCGCCGAACAGACCGCTCTCCAACGTTGCGCCGACCGCCTCGACCGCGAACGCAACCGCAACACCGCCACCAACCGCCGCCACGACCACAACGCCCCGAAGGTGCCGTGCACCGCCCCCTGGCACACCGACACCGACACCTGCCGCACCTGCTCCATGCAGTCCGACCCGTGCTGCCGACTCCTCATCCCACCCTTCACCGTCGCCGCGACAGCCGAACCGTTGACCGACGGCAACGGCTGGTCCGTCGCCGGTCACGCCGTCCAGCTGGCCCTCGACCTCGAGCAGACCGCCACGTGACCCCGTATTACGAGGAGGACGGCATCACCATCTACCACGGCGACTCTTTCGACCTGTTGCACGACCTCAGCGGTATCGGCGCTGTAGTCACCGACCCTCCGTACTCCTCTGGCGGGGCCTTCCGTGGCGATCGCGCTCAGCAAACCACGAGCAAATACGTCAATAGCGATACGGCCGCCTACCGTCCCGAGTTCGCCGGGGACAATCGCGACCAGCGTTCGTTCTTGGCATGGTCTGCTCTGTGGTTGAACGCTGCTCGCAACGCTTGTGAACCCGGAGCAGTCCTGGCGTCCTTCATCGACTGGCGCAACCTTCCCGCACTCACCGACGGTGTCCAGGCGGGAGGGTGGGTATGGAGAAACCTCGCTACATGGTGGAAGCCTGGCTGCCGGATGCAGAAGGGCCGCTTCTCTGCATCAGCCGAGTACGTGATCTATGGCACGAACGGTCCGGTGATCGACGGGGCGGGTAGCCCGCAGAACGTCTACTCGTGTGCTGTGGACGGGGAGCGCGACCACATCGCCCAGAAGCCTGCCGAGGTCATGCGCTGGGTTCTACAGGTCGTGCCGCCATCTGCTCTGATCCTCGACCCGTTCATGGGCTCAGGTTCCACTCTCCGCGCCGCAAAGGACCTGGGCCACAAGGCCATCGGCATCGAGGTGGAGGAACGCTACTGCGAGATCGCCGCTAAGCGTCTCGGCCAAGGCGTCCTCGACCTCGGCGGCACCACGTGACCGATGCCCCCGAAGTCGAAACGGTCACCATGGGCACACCCCGCGACCTCCGCCCCGACGAGCTCGACGCCCTCCACCACGCCAACCAGGCCACCACCAACGGCCACCGGCCAACCAGCGCAGCACCCAACGACCGGGCAGCCGAAGACGGCTACCTCGGCGCCCTCATCCTCTGGACCGCCGAAACCGACACCCTCCTCACCCACCTCGACGCCGCCGACCACTACTGGCCCCCCAACCAGCGCATCCACCACGCCATCGCCCAAATGCGCTGCGCCGGGCACCCCGTCGACCCCGTCACCGTCGCCCACCACCTCGGCCCCGCCAACCTTGCCAGCATCGGCGGACCCTCCACCCTCCTCCACCTCCAAAGCCACGCCGCCGGCCCCACCGAAGCCCACCACCACGCCACCATCGTCGCCGCCCATGCACGAGCACGACGCCTCCTCACCGGCATCGACAGTGCCCGAGCCGCGCTCCTCGCCGGCGACCATCCCACCGCCCACAACCTCCTCGCCACCCTCGACCAGCACACCGCCGCCGTCGGACCCGTCGAATGGGAAGACGTAGGCGCCGTCCTCAGAGGCGATTACAAGCCGCTCGTCCGGGCGTTCCTCGAACGCTCAGACGGCGAAGCGCTCATCTACCCCGGCCTCCTCCACTGGCTGTTCTCCGTCCCCGGCATCGGCAAGACGTGGGTCGCCCTCCAAGCCGCAGCCGAGGCGATCGCCGCAGGGATCCCCGTCGTCTACCTCGACTGGGAGGGAAACCGGCGCCTCGTCGGGCTACGTCTCCAAGCCCTCGGCATCACCGACGACGAAGTCGACGACGCCTTCCACTACCTGCGCCCCGGCGCCCTCGACTCCGCACGCGGTCACCAGCTCGGAGAGTGGGCCGAACACGAAGGCGTCGGCCTCGTCATCTTCGACGGGTTCGCCAAAGCCTTGGCCGCGTGCGGCCACGACGAGGACAAGTCCGGGCCTGTGCTCACCTATCTCGACGCAGCTGTCGACCCGTTCAGCCGGCAAGGCGACGGCGCCGCCGTTCTCCTCCTCGACCACGTCACGAAGGACAAGGAGACCCGCGGGCTGTGGCCTCGAGGGTCGGGCGCCAAGCAGGGCGAAGTGTCCGGCGCCGCCTGGCTCCTCCGCCCCCGCCGCTCCTTCAACCGCGAGACCAGCGGGGTCCTCGAACTTGTCCAGGCGAAGGACCGGGAGGGCGAAGTGGGCATCGACGGTCAGGTGGTCGCCACTGTCCACGTCGACCCCGACCCGGACACCGGCCGTGTTGCCATCCGTCTCGACCCGCCCACCAAAGCGACCACCGACAGCGGGGCGCCACGGCGCACCATCTACATGGAACGGGTGAGCCGGTGGATCGAAGGCGAGAACCGGTATGGGCGGCACCCGTCGACCACCGACATCACCAAAGGCGACGGCATCCGAGGGCGGAAAGAGTACCGGGCCGAAGGGCTCGCAACGCTCATAGAGGAAGGCCACGTCGAGGTTGATCTGAGCGGAAAGACGCACGGCCATGTGGTTGTCCGCCCGTACCGGGAGGACGACGAGCTTGGCATTGTCGACGCCGACCGGGAAGACGAAGTGGCCTGAAATGGGCCACCCCTACAAGACCTACAAGACACAACCCAAGGAGCAGTACCGATGAGCAAGTCCGACATGCCCAGCAAGGCCGACGAGAGCGCATTCCTGGCCGACCCGAACATCCCCGAGTGGGAGAAGCAGATCATCAAGGGTGGTGTGCTGCGACACCACAAGATGTACGCCGAAGCGGGCCGGGCGATGCGTGCCAAGGTCGGCTTCACGGAAGCGCTCATCGACGACGCCTTCAAGGATCTGGAGCTCGCCAGGCTCCGGGGCGAGGCCGTCACGGTCGCCGAGTGGCGGCAGACCGCCCAGAACCAGGCAGCCCAGCTCATCGCCTACGAGGTAGCGGAGGAGGAGAGCAAACGCACCATCGAGCAGCTGAAGGCTGCGCCGGCGCTCGCCGTCCACTCCGAGGACTGACCGTTGCGGGTCTGCCAGATCGACGGCTGTGACGGGAAGCACGTGGCGCGCGGCTGGTGCCAGACGCACTACGACCGGTGGCGACGCCACGGCGACCCCGAGGAAGGCGGCCCGCTACAGGTACAGGTGGATGTCTACGAGGACGACGAGCGGAACCCCCGACATGGGCGCGCCACACTCGGATGGGCGGAAGTCGCACGCCGATGGGACGTGCCGTACCAAAGCCTCCGCGCCCACATGGACCCCGACCACACCGCCCGCGCGTTCGCCCACCTGGCCCAACGCGAAGCCGCCCTCCAACCCATCCTCCGCCAGCTCCTCGACCCCAACACACACTGACCGCACAGTCACCCACCCCCATGCCCTTTCAATGTATCCACCTGAGGGTCCAAATCGGGGTCCAAATCGGGGTCCAACGGGGTCCCGCGATACGTCCCGGCATCGGGGTCCCCGGGTCCCCCTCCCTACGGGGGGACCCCGATGGCGATCGGGGTCCCGTACGAGGGTCCAAACTCAACCGGTCGAAACCCACCACGGTCGCAACCAGAACGACCAGCCACCAACCCCCCACCAAGGACACCCCAACCCCGTGAACCCCGACGAGCTCGCCCTCACCAAACGCCTCATCCGCCACCTCGAGAAGCAAGCCAACGGCGACCACCCCGAAACCCTCCACCCCACCGACCCCGGCAAGACCGCAGGCCTCGAACTCATCGCCGCCGGAACCCGCATCTACTTCGACGCCGACGACGCCCTCCACCGAGCACACGACTACGGCGGACGCGGCTACGCCGGCGGCAACCAAGCCGAAGGCCGAGGCAAAGGCGGACACACCTCACCCACCGAAAGCGCCGCCACCCTCGACCACTCCATGCCCGGCATCCCCGACGACTTCACCGCCGCCGGCCAACAGCTCCGCCGCTCCCTCACCGACGCCACAGGCATGGCCGGCAAAGCGAAACGCCAAGCCGAACGGATCATGTCCACCGCCCCACCCAAGACCGAAGCCGACAAAGCCAAGTGCCGCACCATCGAATGCGGAGACCTCGACGTGAAAGCCGGCCACTGCGCCACCTGCTTCGAGTGGCGCCGCACCCACGACGGACGAGAAGTCCCAGCCGCCGTCATCGAAGCCCGACGCCACGGCCGCACACTCACCGAAGCCTGAGACAGACCCATGCCCACCCCTGTCCAGCACCACCATGCGGATAAACCACCAACCGACACCAAGACCTGCTATACCCGTAGTCGACTCGCCACCCCCGACCAGCAGCCCACCTGATGCGCCGAGCCACCAGGCCGTGCATCAACTGCGGCACCCTCACCCGAAGCGCACGCTGCGCCCCATGCCAACGCACATGGGACCGCACCCGCAACGCCACCCGCACCCAGTACCACGGCAACTGGGAACGCCACAGCCGACAGACACGGGCAGCATGGATAGCTGAACACGGGCACGTCTGCCCCGGCTACAACAAGCCAGCTCACCCAGCCCAACACCTCCAGCTCGACCACACCACCGGCCTCGTCCTATGCGGCCCATGCAACGTGGCAGCAGGACCAGCGGACCACTGATGCTGCAGCTGCTGTCGTGGCTACTCGCCGTCCCCACAACCGTGCTCATGGTCGTCGCCTACGTGGCCGTCTGGCGGCTCTGGCGACAGGACACGGCACACCGCACCACCGGCGCCCACCCACGCATCGACCCCACCGCCACCACCACGAAAACAGAATGACCGGGGGTGGGGGTCCGAACGCGACTTCGGCCCCCACAGCAGCACCCACCCGCATGCGTTTCGCAACTCGTGCCAGTCCTGAAAGTGGTTCTCACCTGAGGCTGGGAGGTTGCGAATGCCCGGACCGACGCCCTCAGACAGCCCGGACCGCCAGCAGCGGCCGGGGCGCGATGTGCCTTGGACCGATCTGCCGCATGCGGGTCGGCAGGGCAAGGCGCCGGCCACACCGAAGCATGTCACTCTGCGGGAGGCTGGGAAGTCCTGGTGGTCGTTGGCGTGGAAGACGCCGGAGGCCACGCAGTGGGGCGGCTCCGAGAAGCTGCTTGCTGGTCGTCGGGCTGAGCTCGAGGATCTATGGCAGGACGGCAACTTGGGGCTGCTGGCTGAGATGCGGCATCTCGAGTCGATGCTGTGCATGACCCCGAAGGCGCGCAAGGAGGCGCGGTGGCGGATTGTGGGCGGCGAGCAGGCGAAGGCTGTTCCCAGGAAGCGGGGGAAGCGGCCGGAGTTGCGGCTGGTTGATCCGCAGGCGTCTTGATGGCGTGGCGTGGCCCGGAGTACGAGGGCGAGTTCCCGTCGTTGGGCTGGGACCTGATCGACTTCTGGGAGTCGACTCTGCGGGTGCCTGCCGGTCCGTTGTACGGGCAGCTGTTGCGCTTGACCGACGATCAGAAGCAGTTCTATGTGCGGTTGTACGCGCTGCGCCCTGATGGTGCGGATGCTGCCCGTGTGTATCGGCGTGCGTCGAGGGTGGGGCCGAAGGGGAAGGGCAAGTCGCCGGAGGGTGGCTTGTTCGTGATCGGCGAGTTCGCTGGCCCGGTTCAGTTCGACGGGTGGGACGCGAGTGGTGATCCGGTGGGTCGGCCTCGTGATTATCCGTGGGTGCAGATCGCGGCGGTGTCGGAGGAGCAGGACCACAACCTGTATGGGCCGTTGCGGGAGATGTTGGCCGACTCGGATCTGTCTGCTGATAACGGCGGACCTGTCGACTTGGGCAAGACGCGGATCGAGTTCAAGGACGGGCGGCCGGGGCGGATCGAGCCGGTGTCGGCGTCGGCGGGTTCCCGTGAGGGTCAGCCGATCACGGCGGCGGCGATGGAGGAGACCGGGCTTTGGTTCCCGAGCGCCGGTGGGGTGAAGTTGGCGGCGACGTTGCGCCGCAACGCTTCGAAGACGAACGGTACGACGGTCGAGTTCACGAACCCGCCGGCGCTCGGTGAAGGCTCGGTCGCGGAGGCGAGCTTGGCGGCGGCGGAGAAGGGCCAGTCGGGTCTGCTGTTCGATCAGGCGTCGGGGTTCGAGGTCGACGATCTGAAGGATCCGGCGAACCGGGCGAAGGTGGTCCGGTCGTTGCGCCAGGCGTACGACGACGGCTCGGGCAAGAGGCCGGTGCCGTGGGTTGACGTGGACCGCATCTACGACGACCTCCTCGACGTGGACACGACAGAGGCCGACGGTCTCCGGTTCTTCCTGGGGTTGAACCGCAAGGCCGATAACCGGGCGTTCTCCAGTAAGGCGTTCGACGGTTTGGCTGAGAGTCGGCCGACTCGTGGCTGGTCTACGTCGGGCTACGAGTTCGCGACGATCGGCCCTTCGCCGGTCGCCGACGACGTTCCGGTGCTGCTCATGTTCGACGGGGCCCGCACCCGCGACTCGGCGGTGCTGACAGCGTGGACGCTTGAGGTGCGGCCGCATCATTTCCACGTCGCCTCCTGGGAGCGGCCGCCGAACCCGGCGGAGGATTACGAGCATCCGCGTGGCGAGATTCGTGCTGCGGTGCGCGAGTTCGTGGCGAGTCATGACGTGGCGATGTTCGCCTTCGACTCGTCGTTCCACGAGCTGAGCTCCCTGTACGACGAGTGGCGCGACGAGCACGGCGACGTGGAGCCCGGTACCGGGTCGGGGCTGATGGTCGGCTACCCGACGAGCTCGGGGAAGCGGATGGAACAGGCGATCAAGCGCATGCTCGAAGACACCCGTGAGGCCGCCTACTCCCACGACGGACATGACGTGGTGACCCGCCATGTGCACAACGCGGTGCTGACGAAGAACCGGGGCGGCTGGCAGATGCTGGCCAAGGAGAAGGACGCTCTGAAGATCGACGCGGCGGTGACGATGACGTTCGGTTATGACCTGATCGCAGAGGCGCGCACCTTCGCTGAGGGCCGTTCGTCGGCGCCGTTCTTCGTGTCTCTCGGATGATCCGCCATCTGCCGCTGTACGTCGCTGCCGTCTGCCTGTCCGCTTCGCTCGGCCTGTTCGTCGAACCGGCTGCGGGTCTGCTGTTCGCAGGGTTCGTGTTCGCCGGTTTGTGGTGGCTGACGCTCGAGGAGGTCGACGATGACATCCCGTCTTGACCGCTTCGTGGGCCGCAAGCCTGCCGCTTCCGATTCCCGGTTCGGGATGGAGTGGTGGCTGTCGCAGATGGCGACATGGTCCTTCGGTGGGAACAACTACGCGCAGCCGGTGCGGACCACCTACGGGAACGTGGCCGACGAGCCGATCGGGAACAGTTTCGCCGGGTATGCGCGTGGCGCGTACATGTCCAACGGGCCGGTGTTCGCTTTGGCGTTGGTGTTGCAGTCGACGATCGCTGAGGGACGGTTCGCATATCAGAACGTCGACGGCGAGGTGTACGGCACCGCCGACTTGGCAGTGTTGGAGGACCCGTGGCCGGGCGGGTCGACGCAGGAGCTCCTTGCTCGCATGGAGCAGGACGTGGCGCTGGCCGGGAACTGGTATGCGGTGCGCCGTGGCAACGAGATCGTCCGCCTGCGTCCCGACTGGGTGACGGTGATCTCCGGGGCCCGTCAGGGTGTGGTGGAGGGTGTGCAGCTGTCGGAGCTGGATTCGACGGTCGTCGGGTACATGTATTGCCCGGACGGCGACTCGGACAACGCGGTGCTGTTGTCGGCCGACGAGGTCGCCCACTATTCGCCGATTCCCGATCCGTTGGCCCGGTGGCGGGGCATGTCGTGGTTGACGCCGGTGCTCCGAGAGGTGGAGGCCGACGCGGCGATGAGCCGCCACAAGCTCGAGTTTTTCAACCACGCCGCAACTCCTAATTTGGTGGTGACGCTCGACAAGTCGGTGAGCGAGGACGCCGCAAAGGCGTTCGCTGAACGGTTCGACCACGACTATGCGGGCGTCGCGAACGCGTACAAGAACATCGTGTTGGGTGGCGGTGCCGATGTGACGGTGGTCGGCCAGTCGTTCGAGCAGATCGCGTTCAAGGCGACGCAGGGTGCCGGCGAGACCCGTTTGGCGGCGGTGGCTGGTGTGCCCCCGGTGATCGCCGGGTTCGCTGAGGGCCTGCAGTCGGCGACGTACTCGAACTACAGCCAGGCTCGCCGCCGGTATGCGGACATCACCTGCCATCCGAGGTGGAAGGCGGCTGCGACCGCGATCGCTGCGCTGGTCCCTCGTCGGCCCGGCTCGAAGCTGATCGTCGACACGAGAGACATCCCGTTCTTGCGTGACGATGCCCGCGATTCGGCGGAGGTCACGAAGGCGCAGGCGATCACGATGGATCTGCTGGTCCGTGCCGGGTTCGAGCCTGATGCGATCGGCTTGGCGGTGGCGTCCGGTGATCTGTCGTCGTTGCCGCACACGGGGGCGATCCCGACCACGTTGTACCCGGACGGGCAGGACCCGTCCCATACCGGGCAGGCGCAGCCCTCAGAGGAGGAGTAACGATGGACACTCCCCGCGCCGATCTCATCCGCGCCCAGGTCCGTGAAGCGCCAGCACTCGGCGACGGGAACACCCTGTTCGGGTACGTCGCCGTGTTCGACGAGTGGACTGAGATCAACTCGTGGGAGGGCCGGTTCCTCGAGCGGATCGTGCCGGGTGCGTTCAGGCGGTCCTTGGATCATCGTGGCGCGCCGAAGGTGCTGTTCAACCACGGCATGGACCCGGCGATCGGTGACAAGCCGTTGGGGCGTGGCGAGTTCCACGAGGACGACCACGGCCTCCACATGACCGTTCCGCTGTCGGACACGAGCTACAACCGGGATCTGCGGGCTCTGTTGGCCGACGGTGCGATCGACGGTGCGTCGTTCCGGTTCTCGGTGCCGAAGGACGGCGACCGGTGGGACGACCACCCGCCCCGGTCGGAGCACAACCCTGACGGTCTCCCCGAACGGTCGTTGCATGAGGTCGCTGTGCCTGAGGCGGGGCCGGTCACCTTCCCCGCCTATCAGGCGACAGCGGTCGGCATCCGCTCGGCGCCCGGTTTCCAGATGTTCCTCGCGACCCCCCCAGCGTTCCGGGCAGCACTGCTCGACCCTGAGGGCAACCCGATCTCTGCCAGCCCCGCCCCTGAGGGCACGCAGGCAGCCAGCAGCACCCCCGACAGCCCGGCCGGACGGCCACCTAGCGGGATGACCCCCGGAGAGCGCGCCGCGCTTCTCCGTCGAATCAACCTCCCGTAAGGAGCCCCCAATGGAGCACATCGACTCCCTCCGGGCCGACGCCGACTTCCTCAAGGCCGCACTCCGCGACCTTGACGTGGAGATCGGTGACCGGTCCGCCACCGAAGACGAGCAGGTCCGCCTCGACGACGGCCTGGCGCTGTTCGAGCAGCGCCAGTCCGAGATCGTCGCGGAGGAGAAGCGCGCCGAGCAGCGTGCCGCTCTCCGCGAGCTCGTGAGCCTGCCCGGCCAGTTCACCGTCGAGGCCGGCGACAGCACCCGCGACGCCGGCTTCCAGATCCAGACCCGCACCGACGCCGACCCGTTCGACTACCGGTCCGCTGTGATGGCCGCCGGTTCGGACGCCGCCGTCCGCGACGAGATGCGTGGCCGTGCGCTGAAGGCCATCGAGTCGGCACCGCACATGACCGACGGTGAGCGCGAGCAGGCCACCTTCCACGTCGAGCACGATGTGCAGCGTGGCGTGTCGGGCGAGAAGGCCCGCTACCTGCTCGACCACGGGTCGCCCGCCTACCACGAGGCGTTCCGGGCTGTGATGCGGAGCCCGCAGAACGCCAGCATGGCGCTGTCGCAGGCGTCGCCGGAGGCTCAGCGTGCTGCGCTGTCCCTGTCCGGCGCCAACGGTGGCTTCCTCGTCCCGTTCACCCTGGACCCGACCATCATCCTGACGAACGCAGGGTCCACGAACCCGTTCCGGCAGATCAGCCGGGTCGAGACGATCACGACCGACGACTGGAACGGCGTGACCTCCGCCGGTGTGACCGCCGAGTGGATCGCTGAGGCCTCGCAGGTGGCTGATGCGTCTCCGGTGTTCGTGCAGCCGTCGATCACCGTCTACAAGGCCGACGCCTACATCCAGGCGTCGCTCGAGGTGGTCGCCGACTCGGCGATCTCCGGTGAGATCACGATGCTGATCGCCGACGCGAAGGACCGGCTGGAGGCATCGGCGTTCGCCGTCGGTTCCGGTTCCGGTCAGCCCTTCGGGATCGCGACGGCTCTCGGTCTGACCACGGCCAGCAGGGTCGCCGGTTCGTCCGGTGCTGCTGGTGCCGCCACCCTCGTGGCTGCGGACATCTACGCACTCGACAACGACCTCGGCCCGCGCTGGCGCGACAGTGCGTCGTTCGTCGGAGCGAAGAAGGTCTGGAACGACACCCGCCAGCTCGGGACGAGCACCACGGCGCACTCGTTCTGGACCGACTTCGGTGGCGGTCTGCCCCCGCAGCTCATCGGCTACCCGGTGTACCAGTCCTCGGCGATGGACACGACCGTCGTGTCCGGCTCGAACGACGACGTGATCGTCCTGGGCGACTTCTCCCAGTACGTGATCGTCGACCGGATGGGCATGGAGCTGATGTACGAGCCGCTGGTGAAGGGCGCGAACCAGCGTCCGACCGGCGAGGTCGGCTGGGTGGCGTTCTGGCGGACGGGTGGCGACTCCGTCGCTGACGACGCCTTCCGGATGCTCCGCCTGTAGGCGGTCCCGCAAGTTCGCCTGGCCTTTCGGGGCCGGGTTCTGGGTGTGACCGGTGGGGCTGCGCCAGCCTCACCGGTCGCTACCCGCACTTCCTGATGGCGCTACACGGAGGAAACACGTCATGGATGACATCGAGCAGGCGACTGCTGCCCCAGGTGAGCGGCGGACGGTCGCACAGTGCGACCACGCCGACCGGGAACCCCTCTACGCGCGCAACTACGGGATACCCGTCGCGTATGTGTGCAACCGGTGTGGTGCCGTGGAGGCGTCCGACGATGCGTGACCACACGGGCGAGAAGGTCGCCATCGCCACCCCCTACGGCACGTTCGACCCGCACTACGTCCAATCCATCACCCACCTCCTCGCGCATGACGCCCAACACCACGGACGCATCGTCGCCGGCGGCGCGTCCATCATGCTCGGCACCACCAACGTCGCCCACGGCCGCAACCAGATCGTCGACCAGTTCCTGAACACGGACTGCGACTGGCTTTGGTTCATCGACTCGGACATGAGCTTCCGGCCCGACACGTTGGACCGGATGATCGAAGAAGCCGACCCGGACACCCGGCCCATCCTCGGCGCCCTCTGCTTCGCCGTCATGCGAGGCCACGGCCAAGAGGTCATCCCCACCCTGTACGCCCTCACCGACGACGACCCGCCGCTCCCGGCGCGGGTCACGCACCTCCCCGAACCGGCGGGCGTCTACCAGTTCTCGGCGACGGGCGCCGGGTGTCTCCTCGTGCACCGCACCGTGTTCGAGACGGTCGCCGCATATCAGCCGACCCCCGACAGCCGTCCGTTCGGTGAACGTTCGTTCCCCTGGTTCGAATTCGCGCCGTGGCAGACGGCCGAGGGCGCCGACGTGATGGGCGAAGACCTCACCTTCTGCTACCGGGCCGCTGCGGCAGGCGTCCCCACCCACGTCGACACTCGCATCGTCGTCGGCCACGTGAAGCCGCTCGTCTACGACGACCGCGCCTACTTCGCCCAGTTCGGGCAGGAACCCCCAGCGGCCACGTACGTCGTCGTGCCGATCAAGGACCGCCGAGACCTCACCGGCGCCCTACTCGACCAGCTCGCCGCGCAGGGCGGCTACGAGCGGGTGTTCCTGTTCGACAACGGCTCGAACCGGACGACGAAGAACTGGCTGTCGACGTTGGACACGCCGGGCCTCGAGGTGATCGACGCCGCCGGGTGGGGCATACATCAGATGTGGAACGACGGAATCCGCCGGTCGTTGGCCCACGCGCAGGCTCCGTGCAACGTCGCCATCCTCAACAACGACCTGATCTTGGGCGACGGGTTCCTGCCCGGTTTGGCTGCCGGGTTGCGGTCTGACCCTCGGTGCCTGGTGGTGTGCCCGAACTACGACATGCGCCCGACCGTCCAGCCGTTGGTGCCGCTGTCGGGGATCTGCGCTGGCCGCTACGACGGGACGGGCGGCCTGGCCGGGTTCGCGTACATGGTTCGCGGTGAGATGTTCGCCCGTGGGTTCCCCCCGTTCGACGAGGACCTCGACTGGTTCTTCGGCGACAACGAGCTCGTCATGAACGTGGCCCGCTCTGGTGGCGCTGCGCTGATGGTGACGGGCACGACGGTGGAGCATGTCGACGGTGGCGGGCAGACAACGACCGACGGGGCCGACGCCACCCACGGCGGCGACTGGTTGGAGTCGCTGTCGCCGAAGATGCGGGCCGCGTACGAGAAGGACCATGCCCGGTTCGTGAGCAAGTGGGCGCCCGCCGAGGAAGCGGCGTGATCCCTGCTCGGGAGCGTCGGTTCGCTCTCACCGTCACGTCGCACCGTGGGTCCACGTATCTGCCGGCGACGTTGGAGCTGGCCCGTCAGATGTTGCCATGGGATCGGTTGGAGCCTCGCATCGTCGTCGACGACGCTGGCGGCGCCCCGGACCCGTTGGACTGCTGGACGTTGCACTTCGACAGGCGTTCCGGTCTGTCCGAGGCCGTTTCGACTGCGTGGGCGATCGCAGCCCGTTCCGGCGCCGACTACGTGTTCCACCTGGAGGAAGACTTCCAGCTGTGCGAGCCGGTCGATCTCGACGGCATGGCCGATGTGGTCGACCGTGATGGCCTCGCCCAGATGTGCCTGCTGCGTCAGCCGTGGTCGCCGGACGAGGTTGCCGCCGACGGCTACCAGCAGTCGCCTGCCTACGAGCAGCGTGACGAGTACCTGTTCCACCGTGAGGGGTTCTGGTTGAACCCTTCGCTGATTCCCGCCGATGTGGTCGCTGGTGGTGGGGGCGTCGAGTCGGTGCTGACCGAACGGTGGTCTGATCGTGGGTTCGGGGTGTGGGGTCAGCGTGGCGATCCGCCGCGCTGTCTGCATGTCGGCGAGCTTGGCGGCATGGGTTCGCCGGGGTGGCAGCCGTGAACGTCGTGATCGTCGGTGCTGGCGGCCATGGCCGTGACCTTCAGGCGATCGTCGACGCTGCCGGTCACCGGTTCGTCGGGTTCCTCGACGACGATGCGGACCTTCCGCTCGTAATCGGCCCTCCCGCTGTGCGGCCCGCCGTGAACGGAAATCTGTTCGTCGGGGTGAACGCCCCAGCGGACCGGGAACGCCTCGCACAGACGGGAAGGGCCTCTCGTCGGCCTCTGGTGCATCCGTCGGCGACCGTCGGCCCGAACGTGTCGTTCGGTGTCGGGTGTGTCGTCGCTGCGGGCGCAGTCCTCGACCGTGACGTGCACCTCGGCGACCACGTGCACGTCCACACGGGCGTCACCGTCACCCGCACCATCATCGGCGCCTTCACCACCATCTGTCCCGGCGCGACGATCTGCGGCGATGTGACCATTGGCCTTCGGACCGTGATCGGTGCCGGTGCTGTCGTCACCAACCTCACCCGCATCGGGGATCACGTCGTCGTCGGCGCTGGTGCTGTTGTCCTGTCCGACCTTCCCGACGCGGTCACCGCCGTCGGCATCCCAGCACGGGCAACCTGACATGCCCGACGATCCGCTCGTCTTCGGCCATATCCCCGGATGGTCCCACCCCGGAGAGTTCGAGACGCTCGCCGCCCACGCCGCCAGCTGCCCCGGCCCGTGGGTCGAAATCGGCTCCTACTGCGGCCGGTCCGCATGTGCGCTCGGCCAAGCCGCCCAACACACCGGGACCATCGTCTTCGCTGTCGACCCGCATCGCGGGAACCCTGAGATGGCCGCCGGCCGAGAGTGCCACCACCCCGACGTGTGGGCGCACGAGCATGGCAGCCTCGACGTGCTAGTCGCCGCAGTCCGCGACAACGGCCTCGAAGGCGTCGTTGTCCCCGTCGTCGGGTCCGGCGCGACGTTCGCCGAAACAGGCATCCGACCCGGCTTCGTGTTCATAGACGCCTCGCACACCTACGAGGCGTGCAAAGCCGACTTTGCCGCATGGTCCGAGCTTGTTGTCGACGGCGGGGTGGTCGCCTTGCACGACACGACCGACGTGGGCCCTGGCCGGGTTCGGGACGAGGCGGTCGCCGACGGGTGGACGCTGCTCGAGCAGGTCGCATCGTTGGCGGTTCTGACCCGGTGACCGTCATCGCCGTGTCGATGTTCCGCGACGAAGCCGACGTGGCATCGCACACCGTCGGTCACCTTCTCGCGCACGGCGTCGATCATGTCATCGTCGCCGACAACCGGTCCACCGACGCCACCGCCACCATCCTCTCCGGGTTCGGCGACCGGGTCACCGTCGCCTACGACGCAGAGCCCGGCTACTACCAGGACGACAAGATGACCAGGCTCGCCACACAGGCGGCGGACATGGGCGCCGACTGGGTGCTCCCGTTCGACGCCGACGAAGTCTGGTATCCGGTCGGCTACCGCACGCTCGCCGAAGCGTTCGACGCATGCACCGCCGACGTGGTCGCCGCCCCCGGCTACGACCACATCCGCACAGCAGTCGACGCCGACCGGCGCTGTCCGTTCGCTGCGATGCCCCGGCACCGCCAACAGACCCAGCAGATGCCGAAGGTGGCGTTCCGCCCCCACCCGGATGCTCGCCTCCACATGGGCAACCACGACGTAGACCGTCCCGGCACCCGCCTCTCCGGGCCGCTGGCGTTCCGCCACTTCCAATACCGGACCCTCGAGCAGATGGCCCGCAAGCTCCGCAACGGCCGCGAGGCGTACGAGGCGTCGGATATCCACCCGATGCACGGGACGCACTGGCGGGAAGGTGGCCTGCTCTCCGATGTGCAGATGGCGGACCGGTGGGACGGGCTGATGGGCACCCCCCACCTCGTCGACGATCCGGTCCCGGCCTGGTGCTGCCGGTGACTGTCGCCGTGGTGATCCCGACGTTCAACCGGCCGGACCTCCTCGCCGCATGTCTGAGCGCCCTCGAAGAGCACACCCCCGAACATGTGCGGGTGGTGGTCGACAACGGGTTCGTAGGGTCGCCGATCTTCCGCACCGGTCCGAAAGCGTGGTGTACCGCTGGCCGGAACCTCGGTTTCGCGGCCGGGTGCAACCGGGGCGCCGAGATGGCCACCGGCGCCGACGTGTACGTGTTCCTCAACGACGACACCGTCCCGCAGCCGCGGTGGCTGGATCCGCTCGTCGCCGCCATCGACGCTGGTGCTCTGATCGCCGGTCCGCATCTTGTGTACCCGGATGGCCGAACGCAGCATGCCGGTGTGACGGTCGCCGTCGAAGCGGGCACGTTGGTGGCCCGCAACCGGACGGTGCCACATCCGTCGGGCCCGGTGGCAGCGGTGACGGGTGCCTGTCTCGCCGTTGCGGGGCCGTGGTTCCGCCGCCACAGCGGTTTCGACGAAGGGTTCTGGAACGGCTACGAGGACGTTGACCTGTGCCTTCGGGCTGGGGACCGCGTCGCCTATGTCGCCGAGTCGATGTTGGTGCATCACGAGTCGCAGTCCGGTCCGGAACGGTGGGCTGGCGTCGCCGAGAACGTTCGCCGTCTACAAGGAAAGTGGGGTGACCAGTGGCCGACTACGACCAGAACCCCGGAGAGCTGAACTTCACGTTCACGAGGGGCGACACCATGTCGGTTCCGTTGACGATCGGGGGCCGGTGGGAGACGTTCGTATGGTCGGGGACGATCCGTCCCGCCTACGGCGAAACGCCGGCCACAGCGTTGACGACGGGCAGCTTGTCGTACACGACGGCTGGGAACACGACGGCGCTGACCTTGTCGCTGTCGTCGTCGTCGATGTCGGCGCTGAATGACGGCACGTTCGTCTGGGATCTGCAGTACCGGTCGGGGTCGATGACGAGGACGTTCCTGTTGGGCGACTTCACGGTCCGTCGGGATGTGACCACATGAGCGACGTGACGTTGACGGGCGCTGCGCCGATCGGCGTGTCGGTGGCGTCGTCGGGGGCTGTGTCGGTGGACGTGCAGACGGCGGTCCCGAACGTGCCGTTCACCGCGTTCACTCCCGTGATGAAGGGCACCGGGTCGAACCCGACGCTCGACGTGTCGTCGTCCGGCTACTACCAGCGGCTCGGTCGTCGCGTGTGGGGTTACGTGGGGTGCACGTTGGCGACGGTCGGGTCTGGCACCTATTCGTTGGTGTTGCCGGTTCTGCCGGTGAGCCGGCAGCAGCCGATCGGCACCGGCTATCTGGTCGACATTTCAAACAGTGTCGCCTTCTACCTGACGGCCGCGGCGATCTCACCGTCTCTCAACGCCGACGGCGAAGCGCTCTTCTTCTTGGGCGGCGGCGCCCAGTTGTCGGCGGGAAACAACCCGACCGGCGCCACGGTGCCGTTCACGTGGGCGGCCGGCGATTCGTTGACCGTCCAGTTCGACTACGAGGCGGCAGCCTGATGGCGACAACCGACGTGCTCACCCAAGCCGAAGCGGCACGCGCCCTCGGGCTCACCACCGCATCGCAGACGGCCGACACCCTCGGCCGTCTCGACCTGCTCACCACCGCCGTGTCCAACGAACTGGACCGGCTGTGCGGTGCGGTCGTCCAGCGCGCCGAGTCCGACAACCTCGACGGCGGCGGGTTCTTCGTGTGGACGCAACGACGCCCCGTCGCCAACGTCACGTCGCTGGTCGAGTACGCCGCCACCACCGCGACGACGCTCACGTCGTCCTCGAACACGTCGCAGCCGGCGACCGGGTTCCAGTTCGACGAGCAGGGCAAGGTGTGGCGCCGCAACGGCAACGGCGACTCCTACTTCCCTGAGGGGCGCCGCAACGTCGTCATTGGGTACACGGCGGGCCGGTACACACACACGACCGCGTCCGACGCCGGCATGGCGACGTTCAAGCAGGCGGCTGCGCTGATCCTCCGCGACTGCTGGCAGAACGGCAACGGCATGGGCACCGACACGTACGGCGGTGGCGACGAGTCGGGGGCGTTCATCACCCTCGGCCCCGAGCTCCTGAACCGGGTGAAGGGCCTCCTGTTCCGTGAGATGGAGGCGCCGGTGGTGGCCGGGTGAGCCAGCTTCAGCAGGCGATCACACAGCTGCACAGGTCGCTTGCCCTCACGTCGTCGTCGACTGTTCCGATCGTCGCTCTGTCGGCGTTGGGTGTGCAGGCTGTGTACGCGTACGAGCCGGGGCCGCAGGGCCTCCCGACGGCGTTGGCGGTGACGGTCGCGCCGGGTGACCCGGCGATGGACGCGACGATGGTCACCGCCCGCCTCCGCGTCTACGCGTCGTCGAAAGATCTGGGGGCGGAGACAGCACAGTCGGCGCTGATAGCGACAATGGAAGCGATCGACCTGCTGCCCGACGACGAGTTCGGGAGGGCGCCCTGGTCGTGGGGGTACGACGCCGACCTCGACGTGCTCCTCGCCCAGTCGGACCTTCCGTTCCTCCGCGACGACATGAGCACGTGAGAGTTCTCATCTGCCATCCGGGGCCGTCGTTCTCGGTGGCCGACGTGTGGGCCGGTTGGGCGAAAGCGCTCCGCCAGGCGGGGTGCGATGTCGGCGAGTTCAACCTGAACGACCGGCTCGAGTTCTACGAGAAGTCGCACGTCTCCAACGACGACGGCCCGTTCGAGAAGTGTTTCGAAACGGAAGAAGCGGTCCGTCTGGCGTGCCGAGGTTTGGAGGCGGCGTGCTACCGGTTCTGGCCCGATGTGGTGATCGTCGTGTCCGGGTTCTACTTCGACCCGGCCACCTATGACGTGATGCGGGACCGGGGCCACAAGGTGGTTCTGTTGCACACCGAGTCGCCGTATGAGGACGACCGGCAATGGGCCCGCGCACACCATGTTGACCTGAACTTGCTGAACGACCCGACGAACATCGAACGGTTCCGGGAGGTTGCCCCCACCGAATACTTCGGTCACGCCTACGACCCGGATGTGCACCATCCGACGGAGGAGCCGGCCGAGTTCGACGTGTCGTTTGTGGGTACCGGCTATCCGTCCCGCATCAAGATGCTTGAGCAGGTCGACTGGTCGGGGTTGTCGGTGGCGTTGGCCGGGAACTGGCCGCTGGACGACGACCATGTTCTCCGCCCGTTCCTGGTCCACAAACCAGACGAGTGCATCGCCAACGGCACGGCCGCCGACCTGTATCGCCGGTCGAAGCTTTCTCTGAACATCTACCGGCAGGAAGCGACTGCCCGTGCCCATGCTGATGGCTGGGCGATGGGTCCCCGCGAGGTCGAGCTGGCCGCCTGCGGCACCTTCTATCTGACTGAAGCACGCGGCGAGAACCGTGCCGTGTTGCCGATGGTCCCGACGTTCGACGGCCCCGACGATCTGGGCCGCAAGATCCGATGGTGGCTCGACCGGCCCGAAGAACGGGCCCGTGTCATCGCGGAAGCACAGGCGGCGGTCGCTGACCGCACGTTCCACAACCATGCCCGACGGCTTCTTCGTCTTCTGGCCTGATTCCCAACCCATCCGGGCCCGGCGCAGCCCTTCCCTCACCAGGAGGACCCTGCTATGGCCCGACCCATCCACGGACGTAAGGGCCGACTCTACGTCGGTCTCGCATCCTCGACCGCTTCCGCTGAGGCGGTCGCGAACCTCTCCAAGTGGGACATCACGTTCGAGACCGACGATGTCGACGTGACCGTGTTCGGCGACCGGAACAAGGTGATGGTGTCGGGTCTCCCCGACGCGTCCGGTTCGTTCGCCGGGTTCTACGACACGGCCAACAACCAGCTCTACACGGCCGCGGTCGACGGTGCGGCCCGGTCCTTCTACCTGTACCCGACGACCGACAACCTGGCCCAGTACTGGTTCGGGACGGCGACGTTCGATTTCAAGGTGGAGAGCGACGTGGGTGGCGCGGTCGCGATCTCCGGTGGGTTCAACGCCACGTCCGACGTGGTGAAGACCTGAGCCTGTGGGCACCTCAGTCTCGTCCGGTCAGCTCGGCGCGAAGCTCGCAGGTTTCGGCACGAAGATGCCTGCGATCACACGTCGGGCGACCGGCGAGGCGGCCCTGGCGGCGAAGGTGGTCATGCTCGCCGAGGCGGCCGCGGCGAACAGTTCGCGGCTGTCGGGTGTCGGGAAGTCGGGGGCGAAGATCGGCGTCGGCTTCAATGTTCGCGGCGGCTTGCACGCTACGGCGATCGTCTCGTATCGGGGCCCGGCGCACCTTGCGAACAACCCCCGCAAGGGCGGCTACGAGATCAAGCCGAAGACGCGTGGCCGGAACGCGAAGCGGGCCCTGTCGTTCAACGGTTCGGCCCGTGCCACGTCGGTCGGTGGGGCGACGCGTGGCAAGAAGTTCTTCGAGGCAAGCCAACCCAAGGTCGCGGCGCAGACCCCTGTCATCTTCAACCGGGAACTGAACCGCGGTCTCCGCTCAGTGTTCTAGGAGGCCCCAAATGGCAGACGACCCGGCTGCGTCAACGTGCGCGTCAATCCTCTCCGGTGACCTCGACGGCCATCTGGCCGACGTGCTCGCTTCGATCGTGAAGCGGCAACAGTCGGGGTTCTCGACGATGCGGTGGCGGCTCCGCATCGACGACGTGGAGATCACCGAGGACGACATGACGTTGGCGGAAGCGAAGACGGTTGAGAAGATCACGAGCCTGTCGTGGGTGATGATCGAGCCGACCCGGTCAGCGGTGCACATGTCGGCGATCTTGGTCGCTGCCGCGCATCATCGTGACGGTCTCACCGTCGAGGCGGCAGAGGAGCGGGTCGACGCGCACACCGCCAACGAGATCATGGGCGCCCTCGACCAGTACGAGGTGAACCCGTCCCCTTTGGGGAGTGGGGAATCGTCGAGCTCGACGACGGAACCCCCTTCGTGCTCGAGCGTGTCGGGGGAGTCTCCGACTACCTCGTGACGTTCGCCCGTGAGCCGTTCGTCTGGTCGCCGGCGCAGGTGTACCCGGAGCGGATCGGGGATCTGAACTTGCTGGTCCGTGAAGTGATGTTGAAGGGAGGCGACCGTGGCTCTGACTGAACGTCTCGCGATCATCATCACCGCGAACGGTGCCCAGGCGATGGGCGAGTTCAACAAGGTGGGCCGGTCGGCTGAGCGGTCGCTGAAGACCATGGAGCAAGGCAGCCAGCGGGTCGGCGCACAGTTGACCCGTGCTGGTGCGATGATGATCGGGTTCGGTGCGGTGATGGCGACGGGCATGTTCATGGCTGCCCGTGCGGCCGAGGAGCAGAACCGCGCCGAGCTGGAGTTGGCGAACACGATCCAGAACATCCCTGCGTTGGCTGGCGCCAACACGTCGGCGTTCTTGTCTCAGGCGTCGGCGATGCAGCAGGTGACGGTGGCGGACGACGCGGCGGTCGTGTCGATGCAGGCGATGTTGGGGACGTTCCATCTGACGCAGGAGGAGATCCTGTCGGCGACGCCGCTGGTGGTCGATTACGCCCGCAAGTTCGGGGTCGATCTGACCTCGGCGGCGAAGCAGGTTGGTAAGGCGTTGGCCGGGAACATCGGCACGTTGCAGCGCAACGGCGTGATGATCGACGAGAACGCCTATGCCACCGACCGGTTCTCGGCGGTGATGGACGCCTTGCGGGAGAACGCCGGGGGGTTCGCTGAGGCTGAGGGCGCGACGTTCACCGGGCAGCTGGAGATCATGAAGAACCGGCTCGGCGAGGTTGCTGAGGGTGTGGGTGGTGGGGCGGTCGACGCGTTCTCGAACCTGTTGGGTGCGGTTGAGGGTGTGACGGGGGCGCTCGACGGTGCCGGGTCGGGTGGGCAGGCGTTCTTGGGGCAGCTCCTCACCTACGGGTCTGTCGGGTCGATCGCCGTTGGCGCTTTGTCGTTGGTGGCCGGTGGCCTGGTCCGTTTCGCTGGTCAGGCCAAGGTCGCTGCAGACGCGGCGTACATGCTGTACCTGCGGGTGCGCACGTCTCCGCAGTCCCTTGGGCAGATGGCGACTTCAGCGTTGGGTGCTGCTGCTGCGCTGGCGGTGGTCGCCGTTGCGATTCAGCGCAACATGGACCGGCAGTCTCGGGCGGCGGCACAGAACGACGCGGTCAGCGCTGCGATGGAGGGTGCCACCGGATCGGCTGACGCTCTCGCTGAGGGGCTCGATGCGCTCGAGTCTCAGTCGGGCCGTGCGAGCGGCGACGAGTTGCGGGCAGCGATGGCTGCTGCTGGGATCAGCATGGAGGATCTTGCGGCCGGCGCCGAGGCTGGTGGCGGGGCTTTGGATGGTCTGATCGACCGGATGGCGGCGACGGGCCAAATCTCGGCGGACACCCGCAGCCAGATGCAGCAGATGTCCGAGTTCTCTGCTTTCGAGGTGCTGAAGGGCGACTTCGATGCTGCGGCGTCGGAAGCGGACCGGACTCGGTCTGCGGTGTCGTTCTTGTCCGACGAGCTGTCTGATACCACGGCGGCATCGGAGGCAGAGCAGGCGCTTGCTGGCCTTGGTGAGGGTGCGCAGTTCAGCGCGGAGATGCTGGACGAGCTGTCGGCGGCGATGCAGGAGTTCTTCGGTCAGACGTTTGGGGTGCAGCGGGCCGTCGACGATGTGGCCGTCGCACAGACGGCGCTGATGGAGGCGCTGATCGCGAACGGTCCGAACATGTTGGGGAGCGGCGAGGCGGCCCGTGAGAACCGGGCGGCGTTCGACGAGTGGTCCGTGTCGGTTGGCACTGCCGCTCAGGCGATCCTTGCGAATGGTGGGTCTGCGGCTGAGGCTGCGGCGTACATCGATCAGCAGCGTGCGGCGTTGGCCCGGTCGCGAGACATGGGGTTGATCTCGTCGGCGACGTTCGACTCGTACTCGGGGATCTTGGACGGCATCCGGGCGACCGTGGCGACTTCGGTCACAACGCCGGGCGCCCAGTCGGCGATCGACGCGTTCCGGACGATCGATTCGCTGGCGGACCGTCTGAGCCGCGAGGTGCGAATCTCGTTGGTGTTGGCGAACGCTTCGGCGGTGGCGGCGTCGATGACGGCGCTGGCGTCGCAAGCATCCAACGGTGGCCGGTTCTTCGGTGGCCCGGTGCCCGGTGCGTCGTCTGAGGCGGTGCCGATGACGTTGCACGGCGGCGAGTACGTCCTGTCGGCCGATGTGGTCGACCGGATCAAGTCGGGTCGGTCGTCTCGTGGCGCCGGCATGGGAACGGGTAACGGCGATCAGGCTGGCGGTGGTGGCGGTAACCAGATCACGGTGAACGTGTCGGGTGTCGTCGGGAACGGCGACGAGGTCGCCCGCCATGTGCTGTCCGAGATCCGCAAACTGGAAAGGGCGGTGGCGGCATGACGGTCAGCATCGGGCGAGCCGGACTGAACCCGCAGATCGTGGAGGTGTCACGGTTCGAATTTGAGGGTGGCGACCAGGTGAAGCTGTCGGGGTGGCTGCGTGGCGGCACGTCGATGGAGACGCTGGTCGCCGTCCGCGAGCAGATGCTTGGGTTGGTCGACAATCGGGACGAGCCGGTTGTGCCGGTGGTGTGGTCTCAGGATTCGTCGGTCGACGGGTTCTACCGGGTGCGGTCGGTGGGGTTGGGGACGGAGCCGCGCATGAAGTTGGATTCGTCGTCGGTGGTGCCGTGGGATTGTGTGTTGGAGCGGGTGTCGTCGTACGCGTCGCCGCTGTTCGATTCTCGGCTGTTGCATGCGCTGAGGTCGGGTTCGGCTGTCACGTCGGCGTCGGCGTCGGCGTTGCATGGGTTGGTGCCTGCGACGACGATGTATCGGCGTGGCACGTCGGTGGTGGGGTCGTTGTCGACTCGGTCTGTTGCCGACGGCGGCGCCGTGTATGTGGGCGCGTGGGCGGCGTCGTCGTCTCAGTTGTCGGCCGAGTGGTCGGCGCCGCCGTCGGGTTGGTATGACGGGGCGGCGAGGATCGAGCGACGCGTCGACGGTGGACAGTGGGTGCCCGTCACCGGGAAGTTCTTCCCTGGCGATGTGGACCCGAACGCCGACTGGCGGATCTCCAACGGCCTTGTCCGCGTCTACCCGAGGGCCGATGTGCTCGGCGGCACCGGCGCAGCCGTCGAGGCGTGGAACGGTACTGCGTGGGTGTCGCTCAACGTCCTCAGCTTCGCAGACGTCGGCTTCACCGGTGTCACGGTGACCCGCAACGACCCTGGCGAGGTGACCGTCGCCGCCCGCATCGAAGGGGCCGGGGCGGTGGTGACGTTCACCGTCCGCCGTGGCGACCGGCTGGCCTCTGGCACGTACTCCGCCCCTGGGTCGACAGCGTTGCTGGTTTCCGTCTTCGCTGGCGGCGCCTCACAGACGATCACCGGAGGGGTCAGGCTCACAGCCAACGACGCCGACGGCAACCGGTGGGTCCTCGCAACCGCCGGTGGGACCCTCGGCGCCGACGCGAGCGCGCCCTTTCTCCCGAATGTCGCGAACAACAGCGGCAGCTTCGTCGACTTCGGGTTCGGCCACGAGATCAACGGCAGCAGCTCCACCGGCATCGACACCGCCCAAGCGCTCGCCAACCAATACGCCGCCTACGTCTCCGAACGCGTCGACGCAGCCAACCCATGACCGTCCAACACGTCCGAGAAGCCCTCGGCACCTGGGACATCAGCCTCGACGCCACCACCCCCCGCCGAATCCTCGACCTGCTCGACCTCGACGTGTACGGCTACTCCCACCTCGTCATCACCCCACTCCACATCGACACCAACGTCCTCACCGGCACCGGCCTACTCGACCTCGCCCGATACACAGGCGTCTACCGGAAAAACAACCTCGCCTCGAGACGAGAAGGCGAACCCGTACAGATCGAAGGCGTACACCTCGCCGTCCTCCTCGGCGACGAAGAAGGCAAAGGCGACAACTTCGCCGTCGGCGTCGACATCACCAACCGACCGTTCCGCGACGCCTCCAACACGTCCTACATCACCGCTGTCCTCTCACGCGGGAACGGTCTCACCACAGGCTCCGTCGACAGCGCAGCCAGCCCATCCCGAACCGGTCGCGTCAACGCAGGCGACACCGCCCGCCAGCTCCTCGACTACGCCTGCTCCACGTTCGCCAAAGAGTGGCGGGTCAACCCGAACGGCACCCTCGACGCTGCCGCCAAGGCGACCATGTACCCGACGACCGTCACCCCGACCGTCGCGTTCCTCCCCGAAGACGGCGGGCGAGACGGCGCCATCACCGGCATCGAAGCGAACGTGTACCGCCTCGACTCCGACGTGGAGGACTACTCGTCGGCGGTCACCGTCCGAGCCACCTCCACCAACGCCCTCGGCTCCGCGTCGATCGGCGTCAACCCGTACGTCGGCTGGTCCGGCGCAGCGCTCACCATCCGACGGGCGATCGACAGCCAACTTGCCTTCTCGACCACCTCGGCGGACAACGTTGCTGCCACCCAGCTGGCCCGGTTCGACGAGACGCGCCGCCACGTTCGCATCACCACCAGCATCTACGACGTTCAGAACTTCGTCGGGCCAGGCGACGGCATCTTCGTGTTCGACCCCGACCAGGACCTGTACGACCTGACCCGGCAGGTGTTCTACCGGGGCCGCATCATCTTCCCGCTGATCATGCGGGTCGAGGCGGTCCGCTGGCCGGTGCAGCAGGGCATGGGCGTGTATCTCCGCTACTGGACGGGTGCGACGTTCGCGTTCTTGGATTTGACCGAATGGGTGTTGTGGGAGGACCGCGACGCCGAACTGGACATCGGCGACATCTACCGGACGCTCGGCTCACCCCGCCGACGCCTCAACGCCTAGCCCGACCGTGACCAACCCCAGGAGCACCCCATGAAGATCGTCTTGTCCCGCATCGCCGACGCCCTGTCGGATGTCCGCGACTTCGCCCGCCGTGAACCGGCGCTGGTCCGCTACCTGCTCGGCCTGGTGGTGACGGTCGCCGCCCGCTACGGGCTGGCATTGGACGCCGAGGTGGTGTGGTCGTATCTGGTGGTGGGTGGCGGGGTGACCGCCGCGACCCGCGCCAAGGTCACCCCCGTCGACTCCTACCAGCGCGGCCCCGACGCGTGAACGTGTTGGAGCGAGTCTGTGAGGTGTGTTCCGCTGGCGGGCCTGACGTGGCCCCGGCACGGACGAGGGTGGTGCCGTCGTCGGAGGACGCCGACGTGCTCATCGTCATGTGTTCGCCGTGCCGTCGGCTGACGGACCGCCATGCCGCACACGAGAACGGATGGCATTTGCGGGTCGACCCTCGGCGCTTCGACGGCAACGGCCCCGGCGATCCGATCGTGGACCGGCCCGTCGTGGAGTCCCGAAAGCGAAGGGGCGGCATTGGTGGGCGTCTCCGGCGCGGGGCCAAGGTGACGACCTGATGCGTCTCCCGTGGCTGGCCGACGTGCTCCGCGCGGCCGGGCTGGCCGTCGTCGAGGTCGGCGGCTGGCAGAACCGCGGCTCCGACCTGCGCTCAGTCGAGGGGATCGTCTGGCATCACACCGTCACCGGACCCCGCACATCTGACCAGGCCGTCGCACGTCTCCTCCGCGACGGCCGACCGAACCTGGCGGGCCCGCTCTCCCAGCTGGGCCTCGACCGGACCGGACGGTTCCACGTCGTCGCCGCCGGAAAGTGCAACCACAACGGGTACGGCCTGTGGGGGAACCAGTCGATCGGCATCGAGGCGTACAACGACGGCGTTGGTGAGCCGTGGCCTGACGTGCAGGTCGCCGCCTACATCACCGGGACACGTGCGCTGCTCGGCCGTGTCGGCCTGGGTGTCGACCGGGTGAAGGGCCACAAGGAGACCGACCCTCGGCGGAAGATCGACCCGGCCGGGCTGAACATGGACGAGATGCGTCACCGCATCGCCACCGACCAAGGAGACGTGATGACACCGGACCAGGAAGCGAAGCTCGGCAAGTGGATGCAGGAGCAGCGGGCCATCCTCGAGGGGCGCATCGACGCCCAGACCGATCAGATCGACCGGTACACGGTCTGGTCGATGCGCCAGCAGGGTGTGTCCGACGCCGAGATCGTCAAGGTGCTCGGCAAGTCGAAGCTTCCGGCTCGCTGACCTGACATGACGGCGCTCGAGGACGGCATCTTGCGGATGGCCGCTCTGGTTGTCGCTCTCGGGCTGATCGGCGCGGCCGTGTGGAAGGTCGGCCGGTTCGCCCGCCGGGCGATGCGCTTCGTCAGCCGTGCCGACCAAGCCATCGAGACGCTGTCGGAGATCGCCGCGGAGTTCAGGCCGAACCGCGGATCGTCCCTGAAAGATGTGGTCGACCGGATCGAGTCGACGGCCGACGACGCTGCAGCCGGCGTGGAGAGCACCCGCCGAGAAGTCCACCAGCTGCGGGACATGGTCACCGAACTGGTGGAGCTGCCCCCCGGCCTCGACGTGCCCGACTAGATCGCTGCGAGTCGGCGGAACACTGTCGCCCGCGACAGCCCCGTCAGCTTCGCCGCCACCTCGGCGGTCCTGCCGTCGTCGACCCACTCTCGGAGCAGGTCGGCTTGCACTGCTCGGGCGGCCCGTTCGGCTTCCACCGCCGCTTCCCATGTTGCCCGCCACTCATCCTCATCGACGACGCGGGAGCGCCCCGCCGGGATGGCGGGGCGCTCCTGGTCTGCTGGGCCGGTCATGCGGTCTGCTCGCCCTCGACGTAGACGCGAGTGGCGGCGAACCAGCCGTACCCGCCGTCGGCGACGACATCGCCATCGTCGTCGACGAGGATGATTCCGCCCTGGGCGTCGGCGGCGTCTGAGGCTGCGATCTGCTCGGCGGTGGCTTCCCCGATGATCTCGCCGGTGTCGGCGTGCAGCAGGTTGCGGGTGGTGTCGCCGAGGATGCGAGGGTCCTCGTCGCCGAGGATGCCCGTGATGGTGGCGACCATCTTGCTGTCGCCCGCCTGCCCGGCCTCGATACGTAGCGCCTCGAGCAGCGGCTCGAGGCGGTCCTGGTCGGGGGCGAGCAGGTCCACCTCGACCAGTCCTTCGCCGTCGTCGGCCATCACGAATGCGGTGAAGTCGTTCATGTCTGTGCTCCTTGTGTCGGTGTCGGCGGGCGGGGTGCCCGTCAGTCGTCCTGCTCGTCGATCTCGGCGAGCAGGCTGTCGATCAGGCGGCTGGCGTCGAACTTGGTGAGGCGGCCGAGCATCCCGTCGTGGGTGATGGTCTGGCGCTTCGGGCCGTAGCAGCTGTGCTTGCGGGCCGCTGCGGACGGGTCTGCGTAGCCTGCGTCTGTGGCGAGGCGACGGATGTAGGAGGACTGCTTGGCGGTTACGGCTGGTGTGTTCATGTAGATAGAGTCTCATATCTGACACCCGTGTGTCAAGGGTGAGACCGAAAGAATCTGGATCGCTGCGAGAGCACCAGCGTGCGCCCGGCCCCCATGCAGCCGGCAGTCGGGGGCAGCACCCGATCTCGCCACCACCGCCAGCCACACGGCTGACGAAGCGCGGCCCCGGCCGCGGACCTGACCCCCACAGATCGGACTCGCCCCTTGCGGCGCGCCCTCGCACTACTCCTACTCGTCATGCTCACCGCCGGCTGCCGCCCCGACCAGGTCGGCCAATGGCTCTTCTGGCGCGGTGTCACCGTGTCGTCGGATCAGGCGGTCGCGGTCGCGAACGTCGGCGCCGACCACCAGGCCCGCACCACCGGCACCCGCGGCACCTGCACCCCCACCGGGATCTTCTTCGCCGAAAGCGGCGGCAACTGGACGGCGCAGAACCGCAGCTCGACAGCGTCCGGCGGCTTCCAGTTCCTCGACTCGACGTGGGCCGGTCACCGCGGCTACGCGAAGGCTCGCCACGCCCCACCGTGGGTGCAGTGGGAGCGCTTCGGGCAGACGTGGAACGGCGGTGCTGGCCGATCCCACTGGGCCGCCTCAGTCTGCCGGTAGTCTGGTTCACGGTGCGGAGCCCTTCCAGGCCCACAGGAGCGCCCTCGCCTTCGGGTGGGGGCGCTTCTGCGCGTCTCAGGTGCCGGTCCTCACATCCCCCCTTGACGGCGTGTCGCATCGTGTGACATGGTGCGTCCGTGCCGAACATCACAGACCTCGACTCGCAGGTCAACGTGCGCCTCGCCGCCGACCTGCGAGCCCGGCTCGAAGCGGCCGCCGAGGCGAACGGGCGCACGCTCTCTCAGGAGATCCGGCACGCCTGCCGCCTCCACGTGACCGACGCGGCATGAACCGCTACGTGAGGGTCGCATCGTTCGAGTTGCACGGCGTCACCACCTACGGCGACGCATGCGAACGGGCGAGGGGTGTCCTCCGCTGCATCGGATTGGACCCCGCCACCACCGACCTCGAAGTCGAGTTGGAGCCCGTGGCACGCGGCTACGTCGACGGCACTCCCGAACTGTGGAAGGCGGACGTTGTGGCCTCCAGGTGGTGGCGACCATGAGCGCTCTCGAAGCGTTCTTCTCCGAGGTGGCCGCCGCGAACGTCCGCGACTGCCGATGCCCGCACACCGGGCAGGCGTCCACCGTCCGCCACCACGCCGACTGCCCGTGCGCCACCCCGGTGCCCGCCGAGTGGAAGCGGTACGGGTCGTGAGCTCCACGCGGAAGATCTGCCAGGTCGACGGGTGTGACCGCAAGCACTACGCCCGCGGCTGGTGCCAGAAGCACTACGTCAACTGGCACGCGACCGGCAACCCGCTCGGCAACGGCAACCGCCCCGGCCCAACGTCTTCTCTGACGGCCGACCAGGTGGCCGAGGTGCGCCGCCGTGTCCGCCAACGGTTCGAGGCGCCCCACCAGGTTGCCGTTGACATGGGCTGCACCGTCGTGACGGTCCGGGCGGCGCTCAAGCCCGGCTACAAGCCGAAGGACAACACATGACCCCCAAAGGCACCGCCGTGCCGATGCGCGACGGCCTCCCCGCTACCGACGTGATCGCCGCGTCGATCCACGTCGACGGGGACGGCTCCGACGTGACCGCCGAACCGTTCGACGGTGGGCTCATGCTCCGCCTCGGCTGGGCAGCCACCATCGCAATGGACCCGGTGACAGCCCTCGCCGCGTACGACGCCCTCGGCGCAGCGCTCGACCAGCAGATGATCGCCGATGTCGACGGCCCGACCGTCAGCGCTCTCTGCCCGTGCGGGTGGGGCTCATCCGGCGACCAGGCATGGATCCACGCGACCCGCCAGACCCACGCCGACCACTGCGACCAGTTCTCTGCGACCACGGCGAACGGCGGCTTGCACGGCCTGTCGAACGTCCCCACCGGCCCGCCTGTGGTGGTGCGGCCGGTGGGCGCAGACCCCTCACACGTCGACGGGGACCGGCCTGCACGCCGGTCCCCGCGGTAACCCCGGCGCCGAACGCCGGGACCAGGAGCAAAGGTACACATGACCGACCTGACGATGGCGGAGCCGACCGCCGACGAGCTCGCCAAGGTGGCGTTGCGTCGCATTCCTGCGCTGCTCGACGAGCACGGCTGGTGCCAGGGCGCCGACCATGACGGCGTCGGCGCCGCGTGCCTGCGTGGGGCCCTCTTGGACGTGGCCCCGGCCGGTGTGGTGCGGGCGTACGTGTGGGGTCGCCTGACCCGGCAGGTCGGCAGCATCGTGGTCTACAACGACACGACTGGGCGCACGGTCGGCGAGGTGCAGGCGGCATGTGTCGCCGCCGCGGAACCTCCGGGCCGCGATCTGACGGGCGCCAACCTCCATGCCGCCAACTTCCGGTACGTCGATCTGCGTGGCGTCAATCTCGGGGGCGCCAATCTCGGGGTCGCCGACCTGACGGGCGCCGACCTCCGAGGCGCCAACCTGACGGGCGCCTACCTCCGAAGCGCCTACCTGACGGACGCCTACCTGACGGACGCCGACCTGCGGGACGCCAACCTCGGGGGCGTCGTCGGGCTCACCGCCGCAAAGCTCGCCGCCGCTCTCAACGTCGACAAGGCGCGCAACGTGCCCACGTTCGGCGGTGCAGCATGACCGCACCCTCCGCACGGCCCGGCCTCGACCGGGCCGAGCAGGCCACCGTCGACCTGAAGCTCGCGCTCGACCGGATGCGGCGAGCAGCCTACGTGGCACGCGACTACGTCGACGGCGACCCCCTCCCCGACGACGTTGTCTTCGTCCTGCATGAGGCCATCGACGCAACGATCGAAGCGCTGCCCGCCTACCAGTCGCAGGGTGCGGAGGCGCCGACGGACCCTCCCGTGTGGGAGTGGGCGCGACTCGACGAGCTGAAGGTCGGCGACCGCATCCAGTACGAGCACGCCTCGGTGGCCGTCGGCCCGTGGACGACGGTCAGCCAGGTCATCACCTCCCCCGGCAGGACGAAGGTCTGGTGCGAGGAGCTGTCGACGATCTTCGCCAACGCCGGCTCCGGGTTGGTGGTCCGCCGCCAGGTCGCCGGGACGCCAGCCGAGGACGAGGAGATCGTGCAGCACCGCTCGGCTGCCGTCGCCGCCCACTTCCGGAACCTCCGCGCCGCCATTGAGAAGTCCGAGGCAGAGATCGCCGCAGGCGAGTTGCCGAGTGACCACCTGCAGGACGGCCCCCGCTCGTGGGCCGTCGCCGCCATCCTCGCCGAGCAGCGGTCCGGGGCGCCGTCCGAGTCGGTGTACGCGAAGGCGCAGGCCCACTACCGGGCACAGGTCGCCGGCCTCGAAGAGCAGCGTGAGGCCCGCCACGCCGCCACCCTCGACCGGGACGGCGGCGAGGCATGAGCCCCATCGCCAACGACCTGTCGCACCTGCCCCGTGCCGGTCAGGGCCTCCAGCCCGACGTGCTCATCCGCTTCGCCGACGTGCTCGTCCACGCCTGGCAAGCAGGCATGGACGACGACAAGCCGAACGCCATCGCGGGCACCCGGTTTCGGCACAGCAACGCAGGCAAGTGCGCCCGGATGCTCGGCTACGTCGCCGCCGGCATCCCCAAGTCCGACCCGATGGACCTGTCCGGCGTCATGAACGTCTCCATCGGCACGATGCTCCACGACGCCTGGCAGGCGGCGCTCCTCGAGCGGTACCCGCACGCCGAGATCGAGCCGAAGGTGGCGACCGTCGGCGCTGACGGCTCCGGCCACATCGACGCTGTCGTCCGGGACGGCGGGCACGTCGTCGCCATCGAGCTGAAGACGATCGGCGGGTTCGGGTTCAAGAACGCGATCGGTCGTGCCCGCAAAGGCCAGCAAGCCGAAGGCCCCCGCACCGACCACATCCTGCAGGCAGCCCTCAACGGCCTGGCCGTCGACGCGGACGAGGTCGTCGTCGTCTACCTGGCGAAAGAGGCGCTGAGCAAGAACATGCGGGTCGACGACGAGCGCGACCGGTTCCTCGCCGAGTGGACGTTCAGCCGCGAGCAGTACGAGCCGCTAGCGGTGGCCGAGGCCGACCGGGTGGCGAGGATCCTTGCCATCGTCGACGGCGGCGAGCTGCCCAAGCGGGTGCTGCCCCACGACATGCCGCCCGGTGCGGAGATCGTGGCCCCGTCGTCGGGCCGGTGGGAGGTCCACTCGGCCGACGGCGAGGTCACCGACACCGGCTCCGTCTGGCTCTGCAACTACTGCTCACACCAGACGCTGTGCGCTCAGACGGAACCGGGGCGCATCCCGATCTCCGAGGTGCCGGTCTGGACCGCAGACCCGTTCGACGGTCTGCCCGACTTCGGAGACGAGACCCGATGAGCGGGCGCAAGCCAGTTCCCATCGGCCAGATCGCACGGCGCATCCCCGAGGCCGGGCGCATCCGCACCGGCGAGAAAGACGCCTCCCGCGGCTTCCCCAAGGCGATCCCCGAGTTCCGGTTCACGTCCGCCGAACGGGAGAACGTCGCCCAGGTCGCCGCCATCTACGGCGGCACCGTCCAGCCGTTCGACGACCCCAAGTCGCCGGACCGGTGGCAGGTCCGCACCGACGCATCCGAGATCCGGGTAGCGCTCCCAGCCGACCCGCTCGGCGGCACCCCCATCTACCAGCTGTACGGCGGTGGCGGCCCTGAGCGGCGCTGCGACGGCGTCACCTGCGAACGCTGGCAGAAAGGCCCCGACGGCCCCGAGCCGTTCCAGGTCGAGTGCATCTGCGCCGCCAAGGGGACCCTCGAATGTGATGTGACGACGCACCTGTCGCTGTTCCTGCCCGAGATCAGACTCACCGGTGTCTGGCGCCTCACCACCAAGTCGTACAACGCCGCCACCGAGCTGCCTGCGATGGTCGACACGATCCGCGACCTGCAAGACCAGGGCATCGTCCGTGGCGTTCTGTGGCTCAAGCCGTGGCAGCAGACGCTGGCGGGCGAGACCCGCAAGTTCTTGGTGCCGACGTTGGGCGTCGACGCTTCGATGGTCGAGCTGGCTGCTGGTGGCGGCATGGTCGTCGCTGCCCTGCCTGCCGCCGCCGCCGCCGTGGAGACCCCGGTGGCCCTGAACGCCGGAGGGGGTGCGGCCGCCGCTGCAACGGAAGTGGCGTCGGACGGGGTGCCTCCCCCCGTCGAGCCCGTGCCCGCCCCCTCCGGCGTTCAGGGC